CTACTCAGCACTGAATTCACAGCATTGAACATACCGAAGCCAAATTCAGCTCGCCAGTCATCGCTGTAGCAATATATCTTGGCAGTGACTAGATCAAGACTCTGTGTTTCCATGGCCTCCACTGCATCGCGGATTACCCAGTTGTCTCTAAACAGTACATCAGCGTCAAGGAACAGAATGTAAGGAGTGGTAACCTTGGCCGCACCGGTGTTGCGTGCCTGCGACACGGTCCCGCCATCCACAATGGTGATGTTGAGAAATTGGCTGTTGGCAGCAATCACGGTGCGGGTGTTGTCTGTGGAACTGTCTGCAATGATAATTTTGGTGTCGCTGATTTTTTGTGATCGCAGTGCTGTGAGCATGTGACCAATGTAATTTTCTTCGTTTTTACAGGGCACAACTATTGTGAGTTTGTCACCCAGCGTGGTCATTTTTGTATGCATTTGCCTTCAATTCTAAACGATTCAAACTTTGTCCAGTATTGCATGGTCTGTCTGCTGTGTTCGCACGTGGCCTGATCAGGAAATTGCAAGGTCACTCGAGCCGGTATGTCTCGTGGATCGTTTGTGTGGACTGCTATCAATATCATCAACCACATGATCCTTCTCCCGTGTCCATGTCACTACTGACCACTCGCCGTTGTGGTTTTCGACCAGTGCAGTACAGCTTTCTACCCAGTCGCCGTCATTCATGTATGTGACTCCGTCAATCTGCTTGATCTCTGCGTGATGTATGTGTCCACAGATCACACCATCAAAGCCGCGTTTCTTACAGTAACCCGCAAGATTACGTTCAAATTGAAACACAAAGTCCACGGCTCGTTTTACCTTGTGCTTAAGGAAACCAGATAGGCTCCAATAACCAAAACCCATTCTATGTAGGAACCAATTAAATCTATTATTAACTGATAGGATAAAATCATAAGCCCGATCTCCCAAAAAATTCAGCCAGGGAGCCAGTCTGGTGATACCATCGAACAGGTCTCCATGTACCACTAGATAATGTTTGCCATCAGCACCAATGTGCTCAATTTGATTGTGAAGTTCTACTCGACCAAAGTTTAAATTGTACTGCAAAAACGGTCTCAAGAATTCATCATGGTTGCCCAAGACATATATCACCCTGGTGTCACGCTTGGCGTGTCCCAGTATTCTTCGTACCACATTGGTATGACTCTGCTTCCACCGCCACTTGTTTTGTTTGATTTTCCAACCGTCAATGATGTCGCCCACTAGGTAAAGGTATTCGCAGGTGTGATTTTTTAAAAAATTATTCAAGGCGTCGGCCTTGCAGTCTTTGGTTCCAAGATGAACATCACTGATAAAAATACTGCGATAGTCTCTAGACATAACATTATTTAAGAGAACCCGTGTTACCGTTTTGTTACAGCCATGAAAAAAGGCACCGCAGTGCCTTTTTTTGAGTCAGTGCGACTTAGAAACTCAATTGGCTTCTAAACATCACTGCACGATCGCCGTTCACACGACTGCCTGAGCTCCCTACCAGGGAATCAAACTTGGTGTCAACATAGTTTACCATGAAACGTAGGTTGTCTGTGGCAAACCAAGTTAGACCGTATGTCATTGCTGTGGCACGATTGCTTTTACCTGTGGCAACAGTGATATCGCTGGCGTCAAACTCGCTGGCACGAATGCCAACTTGCCATGCGCCGCGTCCACCTTTGTCGATGGCATTGTTGGGCTTGACCCAATTGAACACGCCATCTTTGTACACATGGTTTTCGCCGGTGAGATTGTACACTGCCTGAACATAATAACCGCGGATTTTTTGATTGCTGCCTGTGGCAGGGTCATATGTGAAGTCAAAGTATTCACCTTGCACTTTGGCGGCCTGGTATGCCAGTGCTAGTTCAGCACCAGCACGAGTTCTTTCAGTGTTGCCACTGAGTGCAGGACCTGTGAACCATGCACTTTGTGTTCTAGCTTCGGTACGACCACTGGCTGGAGTGACACCGCCCTTGATTGTGCCCACACTGTATGCCGCGCCTATGTGTGCTATGACTTCTTTGTTGCCCGCAAGTTCGGCAATGTTGGTTGTGACACGACCAATGTAGTCAAAGTTGTCATTGACAGCATCTTTGTTGCCACGACCGCGGCTGGCTGCCAGTTGATATGTGAAACCAGGTTTGGGTACGCCATGAACCATGAAACCGGTTTCTTTTGCAGGAATTAATTCACTGTCATTTTGACCAACTAGGCTGCGTTCCATGAAGTCTAGATTGTTTGAACTGGTCAACTGTTCTAGGCTGAATGGCATCTTGAACAAGCCAAGCTGAAATTGCATTTCAGGATTGGCAGCGTAATTGACCCACATCTCGTCCATGGTAGTTGATGTTGATGAAGCACCGACATCATTACCAAAGTTGGCAAGCAATTGATACTTGAAATCCTTGGCAAATTGACCACGCACACCAAATCTAGCGCGACGAACTTCGGCTAGGTTCTGGTACGAATCCGTGGTTTGACCTGCACCATAAACGGGGTCGTACTGACGATAGTCCATGTGAATTCGACCTGTAAATTGTGCGGTGTTGTTGCCATCTTTAGACTTGAGTCCCAGTCCGTTTTCTGTGACTGATCCGTCGTTGGCTCGAGCTTGTCTGTACTTGACTGAGTCGCTGACGTCTTTGTCAATCCTTTGATTTGCGAATCGTTTGTTCTCCGCTTTTTCTTCATAGGCTTGGATCTTGGCATCATACTCTTTTTGAGTCAACACACCTTTGTCCCGCAGGATGTTCAGCGTGTCAATGTATTCATCTGCATAAGCAGGAGCAGCCATGGCCAAGGTAATGGCCAATGCTAATTTGGTAATTGTTTTCATTGTGTCCTCATAAAATAACCGTTGGCATTATATGGAAAATGCCAACGGTTGTCAAGTTGATTACTTCCAGATTGGGTTACCGTCAGGGCCACGGAACTCTTTCTTCCAGTTGTCCTGCACCAGTTTGATCACGTCGGCCGGCATGTGAACATATTCTAATTCAGTGGCCATTTGACCACCGTTCTTGTATGACCAGTCAAAGAACTTGAGAACTGCACGACCTGTCAGTGCATCTGCCTGTTGCTTGTGCATGAGAATGAAGCTGGCGCCTGTGGCTGGCCAAGCATCTCGGCCTGGTTGCCAAGTCAACAGTTGATAGAAGCCAGGAGCATTGGCCCAGTCAGCATTGGCTGCTGCTGCCTTGAATGTTGAGTCGTCAGGTGACACAAAGTTGCCATCACGATTCTTTAACACAGCATAAGGAATCTTGTTACGCTTGGCATAGGCATATTCTACATAACCAAAGGCACCTTTGATACGCTGAACCTGTGCTGCAACACCTTCGTTGCCCTTACCGCCTACACCGGTTGGCCACTTAACAGCTGAACCTTCACCCACTGTCTTTTGGAAGTCAGCATTGGCCTTGCCCAAGAAGTTGGTCCAAATAAATGTGGTTCCTGAACCATCTGCACGATGAACAACGGTGATGTTGACGGCAGGAAGCGCGACTCCTGGGTTAAGTTCTGTGATTGCCTTGTCATTCCACTTGGTAATCTTGCCTAAATGAATATTAGCAACAACATCTGGGGTGAGTTTCAACTTGTTGGTGTCAACACCATCAAGATTGAACACAGGCACTACGCCACCTATGATAGCGGGAAACTGTACCAAACCTTCTTTGTCAAGCTCGTCTTTTTTCAAGGGCATGTCGCTGGCGCCAAAGTCCACTGTCTTGGCCTTGATTTGACGGATGCCGCCGCCGGAGCCGATGCTTTGATAATTAAGACCAATTCCGGTTTGGGCTTTGTATGCTTCGGCCCACTTGCTGTAGATTGGAAATGGAAATGTAGCACCAGCGCCGGTGAATTCTGCTGCTGACACCAGACCTGCTGCTGCCAGCAGAGTCATTGCAAGTAATTTACGCACGTATTCCTCCTAGAAAATAATTGTGTCCTGCACAATTATTTAAACACAGGTATGTTACATGCGTGTTACAAAGTCATTAAAAATGCCAATTTTTTGTAATATATTTTGCCAAATCAACGAGGTTTGAACACACAACTGGCCACCACTCTGTGGCCTTCCATGCGCCAGTTGTGCTCTACATGATGTTCAGCTTCGCGACATTGTTCAATTGTGGCATAACGAAACTCAGCAGAACCAATCACTCGGCTGTAAGCGGGATTGAGTCCCAGTATAAAAACCACTATCAATGAATACATCTATGCCTCCATGAGCGTTTGTACAAATTGCTGCAACAGATGTTGCTGACCGCCCGACCAATGTCGCTGCAGCCAAGAGTATTCATCATACCAAAATCGTTGCGCTTCGGGATGACATCCTATCAGTCCCACGCGACCTTGAATAATGGCCATGGGCCAGCCTGTGGCATATCTTGCCACTGTGGTGTAGTTGCCGGCACTGAAAGTACATCCGTCGTAAAAATACATACCAGTGGCAGTGTTGTCCCACCATATGGGCATGTGCTTGGCATGTGGTCTACGAGTGTCTGTGCCCGGCTGCTTGATGTACTGCACCACACGAACACCGTTCATGATGTTGAAGTAGTCTTGATCTGCCCAGTATGCACCCATGCAGATGCCAAGATATCTGCCGCCCTGGCGCAGGTAACGCATGACCAGTCTGCGGTTATGTCGCATCACACTGTCAAAGCTGTCACTGTCGCCAGTGCCGCCCGGAAAGCACACAATGTCCACATCGTCAAAAAAATCAGCTTCAATTTCTTGACGGGGAAAAATTTTGAATCTGTACTGGGGATAAAGAGCCTGCATGATACCGTTGCCGCTCTGTACGTTACAGTACGGTTGGTGCATGAATAGAGCTATGGTGGGCATTGTGACTTTGATATACCCAGTATTTAAGCGAAAATGGCACCCGAAGGTGCCATTTAGACTGTTGGGTTACAAGGTAGTCAACCCCGGAGATCACGCTGCAAGAGCGAAAACCTCGTCGTTAGCTGCGTTTGCAGTTATTGGTTTTGCTTGATTTACGGTCATCGCCTACCGTGTTGTCCATATCCTTACTCGTCACCCTGTCGAAACCATGTCTGGCCCATCAAAAGCACATTCTGTCGTCGTTTTTGCTACGCAGGTAACGACCAAGACCTCAAAGAATATGCTTTTGGTGGACCAGGCGGGAGTCGAACCCGCGTCCAGAACACCTTTCATTCTACTTCATACAACAATAACTTACAGAGTCAGTATCACTACAGTAGCAATAAACACTGCTACCAGACCCCAATATATTGCTTCGCCAATTTTATAACTCATCATGCCCTCGATCATACTCGTACAAAACGCAACAATTCATCAGCGGTCATGTGCCCGCTGTGGCGTCTAATTTCTGTGTCGCTGTCGTCCACAATGATCATTGTGGGCACTGCTCTCACATTGTATTGCACAGCACGAGCACTGTCAGTGTCAATGTTGATCTCGTCCACTGCTAGAGCAATTTGATCACGCACTGATTCAACTGTGTCACTGAGTGATCGACAGGGCGCACACCAATCTGCATAGAATTTCAAAATTTTCATATCATTACCTCACGTGGTGACATATTTAGCTGTCATCTGACGGTTCAACCACGATCCAACCAAGGCGAAACAGATCTTCTCGAATTTCATCAGTCACAACCATTTCTGGTACAAAACCATTGTCAGGCGCACCTAGATCCATGATGCCTGAACAGTACCAGTCAATGTAGTCTCCGGCACCCAGCATGTCGGCTATGATGCCGCCAGCATGTCGCCAACTGCAACCCCAGGTTTGATCTTTCAACAGTGGCCAAACTTCGTTGCGTTGAAAACTGTTGTTGCACAGAGCTGCATAAAGATTTTGGGCGTACACATCACTGCTGCGAGCCTTGACCAAGATCCAGTCTGTGCTGCGAAGATCCCACTCTAGATTGTTTTCGCGCCACTCCGGTTTGGCTTCCTGCTCACGCCGCTGCTCGGCCCAGGTGCTGAACAGATTGGTCATCTCTTCCACATGCTGCTGCGTTGTGTTGCCCTGTTCCGCACGTTCTTCCAGTTTTTTCAATTGAAAGGTGCCACGGTCAGGGCTGCTACTGAGTGTGTTAGAGCACGATGTCTTCAAGTTCAACCTCACCATGCCATAATTTGCGATTCTGCTCCATGTCTTGATCTTGAATCGTAGTATAGCCTTTTAGTGCTGCCATGAAATGTTCGTCTTCGTTGACCACAAACACATTGTAATCGTATCTACGAAACGGTTTCATGCTGGGAGCCTCTCTTCGGCCACCGGTGTCAGAATGCACAGGCTCAATAGTGACCTGCTCTGTGTCCGTGTGTAATTTGATCACTCGGCCCAAAATGATTCGACCATTGTGCGCAACTATCACAGTGCTGCCTAGATTGATATGGTTGCCTACTATGTCTTTGATCACAGGTTCCATGACAGTCCTTGAAAAGTTGGTCCGGCGTGAGGGAATCGAACCCCCATTCTGGGTTTAGAAGACCCATGTCCTATCCGTTGAACGAACGCCAGCAATTAATCATTTCAGTATGTTAGCACAGTGCATAATATTTGTCAAGACCTGGTAACCTTTTGGTGATCCAGGTAGCGTCAAATCTAAAATCACTGCCTTGACTATTTAAGAAATCCTGCATGATATCTTCGCGTTCCTGTTGATCATGCAGGTGCCAGTGTGTGGTATGATCACCAATTTCCAACCAGGGCAGCCCATTGGGGTTAAATCCAAACACCACCCGGCCACTGGTAGCATTCATGCCACACACTAACAACAAATGGTCATCATCGTGTATCTTGACCCAGTTAGTCCAATCGCGGTCTATCGTATCTTGGTGTTGAATTGCCACACAAGAAACTGGCCCGTGATGTTTTCGTTGCTGAACAGCCATCATGCGTGTGTCTCCACACAACACTGAGTAGTGCGAAAGCCTGGGCTCAACCAACAAAGGTTTGCGTATGGGATGGTGATCCAGACAATGAAAAATCCAGTTGGCTCTGATCAGTCGGGCCGCAGTATTACAATCGCCCCGGTCTTGCCACTGTGATATTATATTGCCTTGTTGTTCAAGAACGTCGTTGAGCCTGTCACAGGCCTGCTGATAGGTCTGACCCGGTATCAAGCGGTCAATTGTGATACCAGAATGCCACCAAACTTGATAGTTGTCAAAGTCAATGTGGTCTTGCATGAGATTGCTTTTTAATGGTGGGCCGGGAGAGATTCGAACTCTCTATCCCCCGATTATGAGTCGGACGCATATACCTAAAATGCTTCCGGCCCAGAACTGCATTTTAAGACAATTCAGTATTTTTGTCAAACAATCGTTCTTGGTCACTGAGATGGTCAGTCTTGATTTCACGCATCTTTAGACCAAACAAAGCAGCGATGCTGTTTTTGTATTGGATTCTACGGTTGTTGTTGTCGCGAATGGCAATGGCTCTGCGACCGATTTCTTCCAGACTCAACTGCTGCTCTACGCCGGATTTCAGCTGCCACTCTAGATCCCAAATGGTATTGTGTATGCGTGTGATTTCTGCGATGTCACTGTGCAACTGCGTGATTTGATCTGAGTTCAACTGTTTCACAAGTTCTTTGTATCTAGCTTCGTACCAATCCAACTCGTCTTGGTTAGATCCTGCGGTACGTTCATATTTTACTCGTGCAATGCACAGACGATCAATCAATTCTAAAACTGGTAAAAATTCCATGCGGTTCCTTTTTGTTTGTGCTTTATTTACTGACACGGCCTGAGGCCTGATCCACTGTGGGTACATCCTGCCAGTCGGACCATTCCCAATGTGCTGTTTTCAACTTGTCCTGGTCGCTCCACATACCAGCTCGCACAGTGGTGTCAACTTTTTGACGATATTGCAACACAGTTTCTACTTCGTTGGCGTCCAGTCCGTAACGGTCAATGATTTGCCGGCCAGTGCCGCGTCGCATCCATCGCAGTTCAATCATAGCCACCACTGTTCGTAGGGAAACTCAACCCAGACATCGTCTTTGCTTTTGTCAATGGCGCGGCCTGAATAGGAAATTGGCATGTTGGTTTCACTGGCGAGATTATCAATCACAACCGCGGTCCTCACGTTGCGACCCCAAATCGCACGCCAGGCTGAATGTTCGGGCAGACAACCTCGCGGCCAATCGTTTATGATCCAATTCAGTGTGGCTCCACTGTCGTTGATGTCGTCCACCAACAGGATGTTTTTTCTCAAGGCTGGATCAGTTTCAGTGACTGACTCGCCACGTTGATCTTTGGGCACGTAACCAAAAGCATCTTCTGCCATCCAGAGATTGCTTTCGCTCTCACCACCGTCACGCAGACTGACCTTGAGAGTTTCGCAAGGTACATTCAAATAGTGACTGATCATCACCGCAGGCAGCAGCCCACCACGTGTGATTCCCACCACGTAATCGGGCCGCCACGTGCTGTTGGCGATTTCACGACAGATGTTGTTGACCAAACCAACATACTGATCGTAATCCAGCTTGAGTTTTTTCATCTTCCTTGTCCTCGATTGCGTTTGTAACTGCGACGCAGACCTTTGTTCATGCTTGATGTCTTGGGTCTACGTCCGCCCTGGCAGGTGCGTTTTGGAGTGCTGACATGCGCCTTGCCTGATGTGCTGGTTGTTGCTTTTTTTACCATATGTCCTCCCTGTTTGGTACTATAATTTACTCCAGATCAAACAGCTGGTAACAATTTGGCACTCTGAATATAATAGCACAGTTGTGAATTTCAAGCAATAAGTATGGCAATGACAATCAGTTTCAAAGATGTATATCAGGGAGAGATTTTCCAAAAAACTTGCTGTATTGATCAGGAAAATGCACTCATGGAACGCATGGCTCAGTACATGCAGCAGCAAGGTTACACTGGACATCACCCTTTGCACAAAATTTGGACACGCGGGTCGCGCCAGATCATTCAGTGCCTGGTAGACGATTTTTTCACCTGCGGTGACACTAGCCAATCCACTGCTGCATTGTTTGCTGCTGACACCACAGTGATCACCGATAACTGGTGCTGGGCCGAGGTTCCCTATGAGATAGTGCGACTGCCCGACAGTTTCTTTGGTACATTTGCCTATGAGCCCAGTATCCGGGACTGGCAGCCCACCCACAGATTTGGTTTCTGTGTGAATCGCATTGATCCATTGCGTATCCGGTTGCTGTGTGAGATCGCGGACATTGAACGAGATTTGGTAAATGTCAATTGCCTGCTGCACGATCACCGCAACGTTGGCCCTGACCAACTGAGAGAAAATTTCCTCAAGTACCGCGAGGAGGTTGATCATGCCCGGTTTGATTACTGGGCCAATATCATGCCTGTGCGCAATCATAATCTAACTCTGGAACAGGTGCATGCATCAGTGCAGGTAAACATTGTTGTTGAAACCTATGCTGGACCTGACATCGTGGCTTTAAGTGAAAAAACCTGGCGTGCTGTGCAAACACCCGCACCCTGGATGATATATGCTGGACGCGGATCAGTGAAATTTCTTCGTAATCTAGGATTTGATGTTCTAGACGATGTAGTGGATCACAGCTATGATCAGGAAACTGATTGGAACGCCAAGATTGCCAAATTTGGTCAATGCGCTCAACGCACAGCTCAAAGTGTGATACAAAAATCACGTGTGGAGGCAGCAGCCCAACACAATCAACAACTGCTGGCCACCATGAAACGGCAATGGCCACACGACCTGGCTCAGTGGTGGCTGCACTATCAAGAGGTCACTGCATAATGTGTGGAATACTGTTGGTCCGTAGCAAACAGCCAATTGCATTGACCAAACATCTTGAGGCACTGGAAACCATAAAATCACGCGGTCCTGATTTTTCCAGATATCACTACACTGATCGCACATTCATTGCGCAAACAGTGTTGCACATCACAGGCAGTGACAGTTTCTATCACACTCATCGCGACGACTTCTTTGCCTTCAACGGCGAAATCTACAACTACCAACAGTTTGGACCTGCTGCTAGTGACATTGATGTGGCATACCAGGCTGCTCGCGACGATTTGTATCGCTTTAGAGATTTCACCGGACCCTGGGCCTGGGCGTTGTACAACAGCGGATCATTTACCTATGCTACTGATCCGCAAGGTGAACGTGTGCTGTATCAGTATCAGGATCAAGATATCTTGATTGTGTCCAGCGAAGTCACTGCAATTCTAGCCTACATACAACCACGTGTTGACTCGGTGCTCTATGCCAACAAGTGCTGGACTCTGCTGAGTAAAACGCCTTGGCATGGCATTGAGAGAATAACACCAGGCCAACTCTATCGCGACGGTGTGGCTCAGATCACCATAGATTCTGTGTGGTCCTGGATCAGGCCCAACCACATGACTCCAGCACAAGCACAGGAAGAATTTGATAGCATATGGCGTCAAGTGTGCCGCGAAATCCAACCCAACTGTGCTGCTTCACTCAGTTACAGTGCCGGGGTTGACAGCACTGTGATTCTAGATGCCATGCCTGATCTTGAACTTGTGGCCATCAACATGACAGGCAAGGATCCTGTGGTCACTTGTGCCCGTGAATATCTGTCGTCCAGTCAACTCATCAAGCTGACCATGATTGACATTGGTCCCAAACAGTGGGCTCAATTGTATCAAGAGCTTGTGTCCAACACACGCATGCCAGCACAGTCATGGAGTTTTGTGGGTAAATGGGCAGTGGCCAAGGCCTGTGGCACTCGAGTGCTTTTTACCGGACTGGGTGCTGATGAATTGTTTGGTGGCTATGATGTCTATCGTGACCTTGTGTATGACAGTCACGGCAGCCACAGTCCCTACAGCAGCAACGACCATGACCAATTGTGGTCACAGTGCCTGGACAGCTATCACGGTGACGCCAGGCAGGCCACACTGTTAATGGATTATTGGTATCAGGTCGTGGGCATGGATGCACCTGGTCAAGATCGCATTGCCGGTGCCTGGGGCATAGAAGTACGCAACCCGTTCATGCACCAACATGTCATGAAGTTTGCACTGAATTTGCCTTGGCATCTCAAGGTAGCTGCTGAGTCCAAACCTGTGCTCAAACACCTATGGCGCCGCGGCCGTCCCAACAAAGAAATTTTGCCCAAAATGGGTTTTGCAGGTCATGCCAATGACAGTGCTGCATGGTTACCGGTTGAAATTCAGTCAACTGGGGATCGCCATCAAGATTGGATTCAAATTGCACAACAGACTTTTCTCCACTACTGCGAAAAAACTTGATCCCTGGTGTCACTGGATCGTGGATGATTTTCTAACCGCAGACTGTTTGCGCGAACTCAAGTCTGTGCAACACAATGTCACGCAAAACATTCCTGGTCGACGTGTTGGCAGCGGTCGCCTGTTTATCAATCACGAACACAGTGATGTGTACCCCAATCTTTATGCGCTTTGGCAAAGTCTACATCACGGTTTTTATCGACAATACTTCGAACATTTTACCGGACTTGATTACAGTAAATTGTTTCCGCGTGTGGAAGTGGTCAGCGACATTGGAGAATTTTATCTTGACCTACATCCAGATCAACCCGAAAAACGACTCACTGCGTTGATTTACACTGATCATGAACAACTGTATCCGGGCACAGCATTGTCGGATGGATCCCGGGTAGAAAGCAAAGACAATCGTTGTTTCTTTTTTGTACCGGCAGCTGATACCATACACAGCTACCCACGCACCACGTTTGAACAGGTGCGCAGATGTCTGCAGATCAATTATTGGACCTACAGTCTGTAACTATCCCAGTCAATGGCAGTACCAAACCAGTCTGTACTGGCTCTGGTATTGGGATTTTGATTTAGGTAATTTCTCAACATCATCAATGCTTCGTCGTCGCTGGGTGTGACTGATTGAGTGCGTGAGTTCTGATGTTCGTACCAGTACACACCGTAGGGCGCAGCACTGTCAGTCATTCTGAACATGAATCTGTCGTTGTCCTGGGCCTGGCACAAACGAGCAAATTGATCAAGCGTGGTCACTGGTTCTAGATCTTGGTAAAGATGTGCCCTGTCGGACCGAGTACTGATGAATGCTTCAACGTGTGTGATTTCAGGGATGACTTCCAAACACTTTAACCTACTGTCACCAGTGCCTGCTGAGTAACTGCCATTGCCCTGATCCTGAATCAACCAAGGCTTGATATTACCACGCTGTCGTAAATCTGCCACCCAGATGTTGAACTTGACCATGTTGGTGAAAGCATATTGATTGCCAGGCAGCACACGGTTGTCTTGATCAAGAGCAGCCACTCCCCAGGCGTCAAGCATGGAATTGAGCCTGTGGCAAAAATCAATCAGTGTGTACTCTGTGTGTACGGATCGAAAATCAAAACAGGGATTCCAAAACAGGCAATGTGTGCCTGTGTGGTGCATTTCTGCCACAGGATCCTGTGAGCCGAGCCAGCAAAGTGAAATTAGAGGATTGTTCCAGTACATAAATAACGGCGTATAAAATATTTATATGATAGAAATTTTTGGACCTACATATCGCTACGGCGGCGAAATACTGACCAAACCCGAGATCATCTATGTGAGCGATCATCACTATGATGAGGAACAACAGTGCTTTCATGTCAAGACTCTGCTGGAAAACAGCGCCTGTGATCCTCGTGAGCACTTGGTGGTGTTTGACCATATGAATCACGAAGACGAACTCAGTGCCTACAATACTTTGTATTTGCCAATCTTGTTGTCAGCTGAAAGCAAAGAATTTGCCTCGGCCAACATAGTGCCAGACTGGAGCAATAAAACTTTCAACTTCAATTTCATGATCAACAAACCCAGACACAATCGAGAGTTCTTGTTGCTGTTGATCAAACATTTCAAACTGGAGAATTATTGTTACACTCTGTGCTGGCAAGACATACAAATCAGTCGTGACACCATGGCTCGTCGAACCAGCAACGCAGAGTACAAAAAAATCATCCTGGAGACCGAAGTTGACATCCCAGGACACTATCTCAGTGTTGGCACAGAACGTCTCCTGGGACGCGGATTGCAGTATGGGTCAGTGAAAAATTTTGAAAACTATGTCAACCTGCTGAAACAAAACATTTTTGAACCCAGCTGTGTAAGCCTAATCACCGAACCCAGTTTCTATGAGCGCGAGACATTGAAAACTGAAAAAACCATCATGTCCATGTACGGTGGCACTTTGCCAATTTGGGTAGGTGGTTGGCGCATTCCGCAATCGCTGCGCGATCTTGGCTTTGATGTGTTTGATGATATCATAGACCACAGCTACGAAAGCATGAGTGATCCCTATGATCGTGCCTACTATGCTGTGCAAAAAAATCTAGATCTTTTGCGAGATTTTACAGCAGCCAAAGATTTCATTGAACGCAATCATGATAGATTTCAACACAACATTAGATTGATTGAGCAAAATGTATTTTTGAACAACATGGTCAACAAGATCAAACAATACAGTGAACGTGAACAACGGTATCTTTTGATGATTGCCGAGGGATTTAGATTTAGATGTCTAGCTGACTATCAACTACTGGGAGAGCTAATTGGTAACAAAAGCAAACACAATCACGATCCTGACGAAACAAGGCAACGTTGGGGTTAGAGTTTCTGTAGGTATTGCACAAATTTTGGCCAGTCATTGTATAGAGCACACACTATGGCCATTTCTTCACCATACAGGGTCAATCGTGTTTGTTGATGACGTGCTCGTACGTAGTAAGCACAATTCAATTTTTGATTCAACAACAGCAGTCGTCCGGGATAGTACACATCAGGCGCATCAAAACTGTAACTAACCAAGCCGGCTTGCTGAAATGATTCATGGCCCTGATCAGTCAATCGCATTCCGGTATGACCTAACCTTACATCACGCCACCAGGTTTTCATGGCCTGTTTCAGCGATGGTCTAATGTCTTCAGGAAGGCGTAGCCACACCTGTTGAGTGAGTTGATATCTATCCAGCATCAGGGTAAACTTGCGCACCCTGTGTCAACAATACCACAGTGAATTTGTCTGTGCGAAATTGTGTGTTGAGTTTGCGAGCAAGATTACGAGCATGTCCTGGATTGCTAAAGCTGACCTTTTTGTATTTGGGTCCGGGGTATTGTGTCAAGAGATTGCTGGTCTTGAGATTGATTGGCTTGTTGTCGTAGAACACTGCCCATACACCTTCGCTCGCCAAGACCTGTTCGGTCTTATAGGTCTGCTTGTTGGTGTGTTCGATCAACACTGTGGGCTTGGGTCTAGACATCATTATCTCCTATGATTATTTATGTCATAATCTAGTCAGATTTGAAACTGCCGCCGCTCAATTCAACAGTTACGATTTCGTCACGTGCTTGTTGACGCTGTTGCGCAAGTTCTTGCAGTGCCAACAGCAGTTTGGTGATATCAGCATGCAGATCTTTGGCATCACGCATGCTCATGTGGAAATCTTTTTGCCCACGAGCTTCGTGAGCTTTGAGATTGTCAATGAATCGGTTGATGTGCAGACTCATGTTATTTCACGTAAGGCTCAAGATTGGGCGCTGTCCAGCCCAGTGGCTTCAGCACCTTGCCATCTTCGCGTTTGCGCACTTTGCCGGTTTCTCGATCAATCTTGGCAAAGTTTGAATTCATGACTTCTCGCCAGGCACCTTCAGCATCAACACCAAGACTATGGATAGCGCCAATTGTGACAACCAAGATGTCAATCAGGGCATCTAGATCATCAACCTTGGTTTTGCTGGCCACAAGTTCATCAAATTCTTCGGCAATGAGATTGCAGTACATCTGATATTGTTTTTCATTGAACTCGCCCACGGTTTGGTCGCAAGCTCGCATAAACTTTTCTTGATCACGAAATGGATTCATCTGCTTCTTTCTTGGTATGATACGGACCTTGCCATTTGTATCTCTGCAAGGTAATGAGTTTGGGATTCTCTACCACTCGCCAGCGTCGATGCTGTTGTACACTGTACCAACCAGCAGCATACCAACTCTTGCTTTTGCTTTCGCGAGTGAACAATGGTATGCGATGTTTGACGTCCCAGACTGGATTAAACACACGACCTGACACAGCAAATCCATATACCTGATTGCTGGGTGTAGACTTGGATCGAGGCAATTTTTCAAACTGTATGTTTGCGGCCTTGCCAGCCATTTTTATGGTTTTGTAACGTGAGACCTGACCTTGAATTTTCACGGTGTATTCATCGCCGGTGGCTTCAATCATGCCTACCTTGGCGTTGTCTTTTTTCAAGATCCAATACTGTTTTTCAACTATGGGTTTGGCAACTATCATCAAGAACTCCTTGGTATGTTTCATTCAGCCAGCGTCCAACTGAATCGGCTGCTTCGCTGAGTTTGACAAGATCGTACTTGCCACAGAATTTTAAAAAGTGTGCGCCTACCTGGCCCACATCTCTATGACTGACTTGCGCCCGGATGGCCTGATCCACTGCGGCCTTGATAGTGTCTGGCTGTGCTGTTAGATCAATCAAGGTGCGATTGCGTTCGTAATCATCCAGCACACGGTGTTCTTTGCCTTCATGATCAGTCCAACGTTGAAGCATGAGATTGTTCCAGGCATAACCGCGTTTGATTCGGTCCTCATAGGCTTCTTGAAGCCCTACTTTGTTTTTTGTGCCCTTGGTTCTCACGCCAGGAAACGCTGAGAACACATTGTCGCTGCTGTCGCCGCGCATGCATTTCTCAAACAGCAACCATTTGGGATCAGGTATGGCCTTGGCTGTTTTTGTTTTCTTGTCAATCACAGCATTGCCCTTGGCATCAAACACACCCTCCAGCGTGATTAGTTCGTCAGTGATACCGTTGTATTGATTGACGTTTTCAGCCAGTAGTTGCACAAAGTCTGTGTCGCTGCTGACAATGGTGTGATGATCGCCAGGATGCAGTGCGATCCAGCGAGCAATGATGTCATCGGCTTCGGCTGTTTCGTGTCGTATCACGCTGCAATTGGTGCGGGTGGCAAGATACTGACACAGTTCGTCATAGGTTTGCCAAAACAGTTGATCTTCTTCGGCTTCGGCTTCGGTCATGGCAGCTCGAGCCACGGCACGATTTTTCTTGTAGGGCTCGTAAAAGTCCTTTCGCCAGCTACGTCCTTCCAACGCAAACACCACGTGGTCAGCGTTGAACTTGCGTACCACTTTGTTTGCAGCCATCAAGGTCACATGCAAGGCAAAACCCAGTCGGGTCCAAGTATCACTGGCTCGATGTGCGCTGTGTCTAGCACGAAAGAACATGTTGGCAGTGTCAATCAAGAGATATCGCATGGTGTCCCAGAATGTTGTGAGTGTCTAGGTATTGTAGCACATATTGAGCCCAAAAGCAATGAGCAGCGGCACCAAAATGGTAGGTGTGAGGATTAGCAAATTCATAACCATTTTCACGAAGAATGGCCGCATAACTGTGTTGAATACTATAGGGTTCAATAAAGTTCACACCCCAATCGTGTTGTTCATCCAAACTGAGTTCGCTAAAGGTACTCTGTCCGTTGAAAAACACATGGCGTACGCCCAAACTCACTAGGTCTTGATGCAGTGCCCAGATTTTTTCATGAGCTTGGCGTGTCTTGGTATACCAATCTACTGAAGCCACAAACTCGCGATAGCGATTTTGCAATTCAGGGGGTACTGAATCTATGCCACTGGCATTGACCTGATACCAGATGCCCTCGTGTAACCACTCCTCACGCTCCCATGTAGTCCACTGTATGATCACAACAGTGTCTGCCAAATCATGACTGTGGTCAGCCATCCACTGTCGTGTGGTTCTCAAAATGCGATCGTTGCTGGCTGCACTTTCTGCGTCACAGATCAGTTCAGTCTTGAGCTGTTGAGACACGTGTGTCGCCCAACTGTGTTTGAAGTTTTCAGGATGTGGTCTACGACCAAGATGCTGATAATCGCCGTCATCTTCGGCGAATGCATGTGGCAGCACTGCTTCAGCGGCAGCAGTATGGCTACATCCATTGATGTAAAGTTTCATTTTTGAGTCAGCGCCTTGACAGTTTCGGCCTGTGCCACTCGCTTGCGCAAACTACTAGAACTGAAACTATGATCTCTACCATTGAATACTAGTTCAATTCCACGAGCATGGCATTCTCCGTCACCGGTAAAAGATTTACCTGCATACTCAACACCCAGTATACGCACATCTAGTGGAAGAATCAAAAGCAAATCCACTAGATCCTGTTCGGTCTGATACACAACAACTTCATCAACATAACGGCATGCTGACAACTGAATCTGACGCTCTACAATGCTTTGCACAGGTTTGTTTTTTGTGTCCGGACGATCAATTGTGGGATCAGTTTGCAGTCCGGCAATAAGATAATCGCAGTGGTTCTTGGCCTCTGCCAACATAGCAACATGGCCTGCATGCAGCATGTCAAAGGTGCTGAATGTGATTCCTATTTTCAATCCTTGTGATTTGAGTTCTTTTATTTTGCTAAAAATCATTTTGATTTTGTCCTTGTGTTCCAGCGTTCAATACAATCATCAGGCGATGTGCCCAGTATCTGAGCCCCGCAGCCTCCCACTTCTTCTGCGCAGTTGATTGACCAAATTGACCTATCTCTGGTTTGTGGATAGATGGTGTCGTGCCACAGATCTTGTTGACTGACTTCGTTGCCGCAGAATGGGCAAGGCAACATTTTCATTGATCAGCTGACTTCGCTGCGACCATTGCCTACATCACGGGTGCGTACATAGATTCCAGAATTGCGCATGGCTTCTTCTTGCTCGTAGGTTTCCAGTACCACGTGTCTGCATACGTTTTGAAACCACCTATCCACAATTTCAGCATCAGTGTCTTCGGGCTTCATCATGTAACCAGCCTTGATCAATCTGGCCACAAATATTTCGTTCCAGTCCAACTCAAACGCACCCTGGTGCAAGTTATCAAGATCCACATCCATGTTCAACACTGCCACATAGGGTTCTCCGCGTTCGGTGGCCAATTCTTTTTCAGTTTTCTTTTTGGCCACGGACTTGCGAGGCTCTGCAGGTTCATTGCGCACCTGCGGTTTTGATGGCTCGGACGCCATGCGTTTTTTCAACCAATCAAACATTTCAAAAACTCCATCAATGTACATCAGTCAAGTCTGCCCCACTTGATTTTCAACCACACACGTTCGTGAACGTAATAGTCAATGCTGAGAAGAACATGCAGAGCTGTGGCAAAGCCTGTGGCACTGCCTAGATTGCCAGTGAACAGATAAGTCCAAAATATAGTAAACAACCAGGCTGTCAATCTGTAGGTCAACATCCGTGTCAGCGTTCTTGCACGAGTTTCGGTCATCGACCCCACCCATTTCCCCAGAGATCCACATGCAATCTGGGACTATACCAATAACCACGTTTCAACGCTTCATTGGCCACATTGAATCTATTGCTGTCGTACACTGACACTGTACCGCCCACGGGCATCACAAACACTGGACCTGCAAATTCACGTGAACGATATTCGGCCACAGCACGATCTACTTCGTCAAAGTCTTCCGGCTTGTCAACCACAAACTTGAGATAGGTCACGCCATGATTCTCGTATTCAAACACTGTGTCTGGACGTATGGCATCCTCCCACTTCTCGCCACTCACACTCAGCTTGGGACTCACACTGAATGTGATCTCGCCATGCCAGTCATAAATGTATTTCCTAAACTCTGGTGTAAGGTCTTGTGTGCCATTGGTTTCAAAAGTCACATGCCTTAGACCACGCTCGTGTAGATAGCTCAAGAGTTCCGGATAGGCACGTTGCCATCCCAGCAAGGGTTCTCCGCCTGTGATAACCAAATGCACTGGCATCTGATTGGGCTGTAGCCATGTGTTGTTGGGCAACAGTTGTTCCATGGCATTAGACAGTTCTTCCACTGTGTAGCTGCGACTGAGATGTCGAAAGGCAGGATGCCAGGATGCATAACTGTCGCAACCAGTAGACACCAGCGGCAGTTCTTCAAACGTCCGATACAGTTCTACTTGTTTGGCAACATCATCGGCCTCAACACTGCGTTCTCCAGGAGCGCAACCAAAACCACTGCAGGTAAAGTTGCAACCAAACGTGCGCAGAAATATGCTGGGAACTCCAACATATCGTCCTTCGCCCTGAGCGCTGTAAAATATTTCACTGACTTTGATTTTCATTAATGACCTCTAAATCTATTCACTGCGCTTGAACCGTTTAGACCTGATTCAAACACTATGGGATTGTTTGCTATTTTATTACGCACATCTTGATCTGTCACCCAACCTGGCAATACTGCATCAAGATAACGCAGATGTTCCTGTGTGGTGGGGTGATAGTCAACTCTATCCACACTGTGGCGCAGTCTTAGATGCTGATCTTTATTCCAGTAATTTTCTCCCAAGACTTCTATATAACTTGTGCCAAGACTTTGAATTACATCTTGATACAGTTCAAGCATTTTGGGATTGTCAATACGGTCTTGATTCATGTCGCTCACACGGTCTATAGGAACCATGCACAAAAACTTCCAAGTCACGCCAGGACGATCAAGCAACATGTCTCTCACTGCCTTGATTGAGTTCAAGTCTCTCAACAAGAAGCCATGCTCGCACACTCCGCTGTCAATGAACTCCTTGGTGTAAATTTTGTCAGCCCAGGCCACATTGCCCAGTGTCAACCAGCCTCGACCTTGCACATATCGGTCTTCGCGCATGACATCGGTCCAACACACTATCACAGTGTCGCCAGCACCAAAGCCGTGCCGCTGATCAGCTTCCATGAAGGACTGAAATATGAACTGATTGCCAGCACCGGCCTGTCCCCAGTTTTCAAATTCACTGTACTGATGCGACAAGATAGTGGCCCAGGTCCAATACTTGTAGTTGGTAAAACTACAGCCAAATGTGAAAAGCCTATTTGCCATGTGTGGAGTTGTACACTGCGATCCAGTGATCAATCATTTCATCCATGAGCTGTTCAAATGTGTAGCTTGGCTTCCAACCCAGTTCAGTTGTGATCTTGGTGTTGTCACCGCGGAGATAAGGAAGCTCTTCTGGCCTCAGATATTTGGGATTCTGCACCACGTGATCTTGATAATTCAATTCCAGCTTCTTGAACACGTAGTCGCACATGTCACGCACAGATCGTGTGACACCAGTGGCCACCACATAGTCGTTGGGTTTATCTTGCTGCAGAATCAAGTGCATGGCTCTCACATAATCATAACTGTGTCCCCAGTCACGATAGCTGTCCATGTTGCCAAGTTCCAGTTTGGTAGCCAGTCCCAGTTTGATTTCCACGGCACCTTTCACAACTTTGTTTGTGACAAAGTTTGATCCACGGCGTGGACTTTCATGATTGAACAGAATGCCGTTGCTGGCATGCAGTCGATAGGCATTGCGATAGTGATGCACAATGTTATAGGCAAACACCTTGCTGCAACCATAAGGACTCACAGGATGCATGGGAGTTGTTTCACGCTGATATCCATCACTATCAACCGAACTACCAAACATTTCACTAGAGCTGGCTTGATAGAATTTGGCATGGGGTACAACGTTTTTGTAGGCTTCAAGAATATTGACCACACCCAAGGCATTGGTCTGTACCGTGAACTGCGGAATGTCGCTGGAGATACGCACATGACTCTGTGCTGCTAGATTGTAGATTTCGTCAGGCTGATAGATACGCAAAGCACGTTCCAGGCTGCTTTGATCTGTGAGATCACCATACTCAACTTCTATAGGTAGATCGGCAATGCGATTCTTTTGGTGTTCTACTGTGCTGTTTCGGCGAATGATGCCTGTGACTCTGTAGCCCTGTTCTACCAGGTGCTCGGCAAGATAGCTGCCGTCTTGTCCGGCAATGCCGGTAATGAATGCTGTTTTCATGAATGTCCTTGAGTGTTGATTGTATTATATAGATGCTATTGCGATTTGTCAAAATATTTTGCAACCACTCGTCCAATTCCTTCTTCAAGACTCACAGTGGGATGAAAATTGAACAAGTGTTGGGCCAATGACACATCGCCCTGTCGGTGTTTGGCTACCCCACCGGTGATTTCTTGCAGCTCAAGATCACTGCCAAGAGTGCGCAGAATGGTCTGGGCTACTTCACGTATGGTATAGGATTGACCCCCGCCAATATTGATGGTTTGGTTGCAGCAATCATCGCTTTGTACTATGTCAATGGTGGCTTGCACAGCATCATCTATATAGAGATAGGTTCTGGTGCTGTCACCGGTCATGAGCGTGGTGTCTTGCTTCTCAACCACGCGAGCAATAAAATCAGGAATGAATTGATTGCGCTGACCGGGTCCATAGATGTTGTGATACCTAACAACAGTAAAGTCAGTGCCGGTTTGATGATGCATGGCCTGTATCTGTAGTTCATTGGTCAACTTGCTGCCACCGTAACAGCTACGAGGATCTTGTGGATTGTCTATACACAGCGGAACTGATTCCGGTGTGGGCATGGGCACTGAGAAATAGTCACGACTGCCAGCATAGACTTCGCTGGTACTGGCCAGCACGAATCTCTTTACATTGCCTTGATAGCGTTCAATCAGATATTGAGTTGACAAAATGTTTGTGGTCAGTACATCAAATGGTCGTGTGGCAAATGCCTGCGGTTGATTGACAGCAGCAAAATGCATGACAACATCAACTGCGGGCAAAAACTGAACCTGCTGACGTTGCGTCAAATCAACGCCGTCTGGGCGTACCACTTCATGCCCTTGCTGTTCAAGCCTGTGAGCCACGTGACTGCCGATGAAACCACGATGACCTGTGACTAGAATTTTCATATGGGTTCGCTGTCCATTTCACGACCAAGATAAGGTCCGTTTTTGATTTCATATATCACAGCAGATTCCAAGACCTCAAACCCGTGAGCACCGCGATACAGTATCATGCAGTCACCACCGCCCAGCATTATTGTGTCGCAATGCGAACCATCAATGTCATAAAGCTCGGCGCGAATCACACCACGCATGACCACCCATGCTTCTTGTGTACCAACAGTGTTGCGCGGTGTTGCTAGATGTCTGTGCGGTCTAAGCTGACGTCCTGGTGCTAGCGGTATTGCTGCGGCCTGTAGAATTTCATCTGTGCCAGCAGCATCGGTGCGAACATCAACGTCTGAGTTCATGACCGTGGCCAACAACAGCGTGGGGTCAACCCGGCTGTGATACTTTTTCACGGGATTTGTTCTCGTACTCGTAACTGAGCTCGCCCTTGGCAGGATCAATCTTCATTTTGTACTGCACCATCTGCCCATTGACATCGTTGACTTTGAGTTTGGCCCAGGGATCTTGTTCACCAGACTTCACACGAGTCCACCAATCAATGTCCATGCCGATCTCTACCATGTGTCGCGACAGCCGTTCACACTCGTTGAGTCTTTTTTGAGTCCAACTGATATGGTGAAAGTCATTGGGATCATGTGGCTTGCCTTCCAGAGCAATTCTACCTTTGAAGGTGCTGTCTTTGTTGTTGCCAGTAAGATCATGTCGATCATGATTGACAGTGACATCAATTCTTTCCCAGATGTCTAACATATATGCACATTGACTCAACCATGCGTCAATCATTTGATGTGGACTGAGATGACCCAGCAGTTCCATCCACACAGCAGGTACAATAGGGAAAATGCTGTAGGGATGGTCGTTATGGGTGTGTACTGCCAACAATTTGAACTCGCCAGTGCGCTGGGCAATTACATCGTCCCAGTTTTGAGTTTCCATCACAGCATCATCATTGAAAAACATGTACCAGTCAGCATCGGCTCGCTGGGCCAGTTCATTACCGTAACGATTGATATTCACATAGCCCATGGGTGCAAACTGCACAGCTCGATAGTGAACACCGCGTTGATCAAGCTTGGTCTTGAGGCTGTTGCGGAAATGATCCAGGCCCACTGTATCATCACGATCAAACCCCAGCATGAACTGCACCTGATCCAAATTGGAACAGTTGTCAATCAGGCTGAATATGCTGCGATCCAAGAGGTCAGTTCGGCCACGAGTGGGCAGCAAGATTGCTATTTTGTATTGCTTAGTCATCTATAGAATCCCTGTGTGTTGAAAAAATGTTTGACCATTGTTGTAGCTTTTGACGTTTGAGTTTCTTGGCTGTGTCTAGTGCATCTGGATCAACTATGCCTTGATCTATCAATATATCAATCATGGCCATTACGTCACCAATTTCACGTTCCAACATTGTGCGATGTGGAATGCCGCGACTGTAATGTATAGAGTTCAAACCAAATCTGCGACACTTGCTGACTTCAACAATGACCTCGGCACATTCTTCTTGCAATATATCCAATGCTTCTTGAACTTGTGTGTTCATGCAAATAGATCCTCGTTCCACTCTCTATGTCCTTCTCTAAAAGCCATGTTGGCTTGTGTTTCTCGTACTTCTACTCTGTAGCACCACAGACGTTCAGCCTCACCTGGCCCCCACATCTCAGGAATGTAAACACCGTTCACATACTTGTACAACATGTCAGCAAGCCCTTCACACCCCAGTCGTGGCAGAACAACGATCTTGGCCATGTTTCGTTCTTTCAACAATTGGAATGTCTCCATTTCGGGATCATCTTGTGCCACAATCAAGGTATGATCAAACTGATCCTCTAACACTGATTTCAGTTCTTTGAGACCACCATAATCTGCCGCCCAGTTACGTACATCCAAATCGTCTGTGCCAAAATAAAACTTCATGCTAAAACTATAGCCGTGAATTAGATTGCAATGACTATCAGCACGCCATTGACGATACGCACATGGAAATGCATCGTGATATTCTTTTGTACTTGTGTATTTGTAAACTCTTGTTGCTAAAGACATTGTATTCTCCTATGTTAAGATTTTAGCATAGGCCTGCAGAATTTGTAAAGCGGGATGAAGAGCCAGGAAGGCCGCTGTTGAGACTGATATTTAGTCGCACCAATCGTCGCTCTTCATGTATTCAGCTGCTTGATTGCGAGCTGACTCCATGCTGTCGGCCACCACTGTAAGAGTGGCCACGCCGTCTTTGATGTGTATGTTGTAAGGCACTGGACCTTGTGGTAACCAGCCATCATCCACACGCAGCTTCACCTTGAAACTGCGCATGGTCTGAGCACGTTGAATTATACTTTGCGTTAAATCGCGAGCTTGTTCCTTGTTCATTTTGTTTAATTCTCAGTAGTATCTGCTTGATCTTTGATATCAATAGGACCGCGAACCCAGCATTCAGTGTCGTATTGTGACCAACCTTCTTCTTCCCAACCGGCCGACCAGTCTTCGTCCCAGATCTCTTGTAGTCGATCGCGTTCTTCTTCAGGCATGTCGTCGGGCCAGATGATGTCTCCATACCAGCCATCGTCAAGACTCACAAGTTCTGTGTCATAACCACAGTCATACATGTTCACAGCATCAGCACCAGGACCTTCGGTTTGATCCAGTTCAGGTGGACTATCGTCTTCGGTTTCCACAGTCCAAGTACCCCAACGATATCCGTTGATCACACGAATAACCATGTCATCCTTTTGCCATAGTTCGTGTTCTTCCACTGATTTCTTTTCTGCGGTTGATACAGTCCATGTAGCCATTTATTTCAATCCTTTGCGACGGTTGCTTTCTGCCATGCCTTGCGCTATCATTTTCTTGAACATCAGCACTACCCGGTTTTTTTCTTTCTCACTCAAATACTTCACCAGCACTAACTTGTCGTCGTAGCTTTTGGCATTGTCCAAAAACTCTTCAGGCACTGCCAGCTTGGGCTTTTTGGGTTTGAATTTTTTCAAGTCCATTTTTGGTGTATCATCGTCGGACATGA